GTCAACGCTTATTCTCTACTCTCTTTTTTACTTGTTTTTCGTCCTCTTCTTTTCGTTCTCGTTCCTCTTGCCTGATGTTACATAACTTTGTTTCTATACTGCTAATTTCTAACAATTTAAACCCGCCATGTTTAGCTATATATAAGCTCTCCGTTTTAGGGGGCACAGAACGATGTGTGTAAAATACGGTGGCCGCAAAAAAATGTTGGATGTCCGATGAACAAGGGGATTGAAGCTAATTCGATTAGATGCCAAAATCAAAACGACGCGTTACATTGGTTTACATTTGGCTTCCATTCAACTACTATCTGAACAGTTCGAAAGCTACAAAAGGTTAACTATTGGTTAAATGGTTGGCATTACTTCAGGGATAATCTAATATAATTGAGGGAAAACCTTTATGTACCGCTAGTTTCGGCACTTTGTGTTTGAGGCTAGCGGTTTTATTGTTGCTGTTTGAGAAGCCATTCAAAAGCTGTTGATTCACCGTTTTGAGAAGGCGTTTTTGAATAATATATTGGAAGTTACTAAAATGTTAAAATCTACTTTAGGGATACCATTAAAGATACTGTTTAGGGATACTATATTTTTCCGTAAATAGAAGGAATTATCAAGTTTAGGGATACCTTTTTAAGACTTTTATTTGCGTGTTCGGATATAGATAATGTCTTTTTTGATACGTTTTTTGCCGTATTTATGCGTTTTAATAGTGGGATAATACCATTATTGCGAATGTTTATGGCAATACAAATATGAGATAAGTCATTGATTTATAGTGTGTATATTAGGGATTTTATGTAATTTAGCGATGAAAAAGTGCGCGCGCGTGCTTTTATGCATAAAATAGACGTTATTTCCTTCTAAAATTGTTGTTCATTCATCAGGTTTTTACTATACTTTTGTAGTGACTGAGACAACAACATAGGGATATAACTATTACGAAACAGAAAAGAATGCCCTTTATGGAGGCTGTAACGAAAGGATCAGCGACTTCGCCCTATGTAGAAAGTGTCAGTCACTCCTACGAAGGGCTTTCTTTTTATATTTAAAGAAAGATTGATGGGTGAAGTTAAGAATGTAATCGAGACTATTGTTGTCGTTGGGAAAGAAATGGCTATTGAACGCCGGAGTGATAATGTATGGGTGAATAACGCAAATGGCTAGGCTATTTGGTAGAAGTAATCGTCCTGATAATTGGTTAAAAACTAAAGAGGCCAAAGAATACTTAGCGGTTTTAAGCGTGTCTACGAAAATAGACACGGCTGATTTAGTGATAGTTATACAGGGAGGAACACCAGAAGAACAGGGAACATGGTGTACTGATTATCGTATTGCTATGCGGTTCGCACAGTGGTTTATATAGTATTCAAGTAGACATATTGAAGACTATATCAAACGACATTAGATAGAAAAAGTGCTCATTGCACTCATTTTCTCTGTGCACATTTTACCAAACAATATCAATGTACTCATAATCTGAATCGTAACTTGATACTGTTGTTTTTCCATCATTAGTTAACGATTTAAAGTGCTCTTTCAATGAGTTATAATACTCTCCATACCATCTATATTTATAGAATAGATTAGCAATTTTTCGAAAACGTTGTTTACCTGGTTTCATTCGGTAAAACTCGTTGACCATATCTTGATATATGTGATATACGAGTTCATCATTTGTTGGAATACGTGCGTTTATAAAAGACTGAAGTTCATTAGCTCCTTGCGGGTCATAAGCAAACATTGCTTCTTTACACCAATGTTCTAATAAATAAAGATTAGCTTGATCCAATTCATTTAAAATTGCATAACTTGCATTATCTCTTAAACATGAAATGGTAAATAGCAAAGTAACCCAATCTATATAGCAACCCAAATAAGTGACTTCATTATCTGCATCAAAGAATCTCTTTTCACATAATCTGTCATGTTGATATGCATGCCTAATTTCATAACTCATAACCGTCAATAAACGATTACGCTCGTGGTGAGTCCTATGATTGCTTTCATGGCTGAGTTTGAGGAATGTTTGATACAATCCGTACAAGTCTCCATAATCTCCTATTACTTTAACACCGGTTCCGTGTTTTGTTGGTTCAAATTGTAACATGTTATTGTTTTTATAATTTATATTTAGGAATTGCTTTTCCAAAGATTATACTGCAGTGGCATTTTTTACATTTAGGGCATCCTCGTCTTTCGAGTTGCTGACATCTGCTTGTAATTTCTGTATTCTGTCCTGCAACACCTCAACTTCCTTTTTAAGTGATCCAATGGTTTCAGCTTGTGATGTAATGGTGTTTACTAGCTGAATTGTGGTATTATCAGCAGATGTATTAGCAGGTGGTAGGTTTGTGTTTTCGAGAAACATTTTTCCACGTCCGGTTAATACCCAGTTAATGTCGATTTCTGAATACATGTTTGCAATTGCTATTAATATATCAGAACTCACTTCTGGAAATTCTCCATTACGCTTATCTATATTGAATATTCTATTAAGCTTTTGAGAACTAGCTAGTTTTATCTTTTCACTAAACTGCTTAACACTACCTCCTGTGTAATATTCTATAAGTTGTTTTACCCGCATATTGATTGCAGGAATTTCTTTTTCTGAAAATATGTTTTCACTTTTTGCCATATTTATTTGTTTATTTGAAAACATGTTTGCATCTTTGCGCCATGATTAATTCACAAATTAATAAAAAGAATATGGTAAATGCAACAAATGTTTCACAAAAAGAATGCAATACCCCTATAAAAAGAGGAGGAAAGGCGCTGAGTGAGGAAAAAGTCGATGAATGTATGGCAAATGGTGGAATGATTTTATCGAGTCGAACAATGGCAACGCCATTGCCGACAAGTGAATCTATTTTGCATGTATTTCGTCCACGGAATAAAAATCAGGAAGAGCAGTATGTTGCTCTCATCAAAAAGATTAAAAACGGTGAACAGTGTTCTTCAGACGAGTACTTATTTCTTATAAAGGAAGGTAATATTAATCTAAGAGTGATCTATGGAGTATATCTTAGTCTGTGTCAAAAGAACAGTGTAGCAAAGGTAATCACTTGGCGCACTTTCTATATGCAGTGTAGCGGATATCGCACATTGAAACCCAACACAATGGCTGCTATCTCTGAATATATTGGAATGATGTAAGGGATAAATGAATCAGTGATTAATAAATAGTAATCATGATATACTGGAAAGAAGAATGCGCCCGCTTGGTGAACTCGCAGTCGGTGGTAGTAGTGGTTGATCACTACGATGAGAACAGAGTTCCTGTGTTCGCAATCCGGCGGGCACAGTCTGCCGGTGGTAGTCGTAGTGGCAAGAACTCCTACTGGAGTGTAACGTTTGACGAGCCGCTAAGTGATGAATGTAATGCTGTGACGTTCCCTTTTATTTTGGCTACGATAAGTTTTGACCACAATCATGAAATTCTGCTTCTTTCGAAACGTCTGGAGGAATATCATCCGGCTTGGACACTGGACGGATATGAGAAAGAGTTGGAGTGGCGCAAGGGAAGTGCGCTTTATGGGATGAAACAGATGTTTAACGACTTAAATAAGATAGTATGAAAGTGATCAGATGGATTCAGAATTTGGCTGCTATAGCGGCTTTGGTGTTGGCTCTAAACTTGGCGGATGGGTTGGAGATATCTTTTAAGGATGCGTGTACGGCTGGTGTGTTATTAGTTCTTTCGGTTGCTATGCTGTTGGGACGGGCCTTGGAAGAGGAAAGGAGGGTTGAGTGATGGGTGACGAAAGAATGATGCATAGAAAAAATTTAGAGCAACGCATTGAGGAACTTACGATTCTAAGGAATGAAACCGAACTGTCACTATTAAAAGCAGGCTGTTTGGAATCAATTAACGAAATGACTGACAATTCGTTTTTATGGATACCTCTATTATCCCAGGAACATCCTTCTTTATATTATCAAAAAGCGATACAAGACTCTTCAGCAGAGCCTTATCTTCGGTTAGCCGGTCTTTTGGAATTTTTACTAAAAAATTCAATTCCAAAGGAACTCCAAATGCAGGGGTTGACCATCCGGATTCAGGAAAATAAATGTCACTACTGTATCTCAGGTTCAATTTCCTTAGATGATCTTTATAAATTGTGCGAACATCATCAAGTGGACCTCGACTGTGCGAATAAAAAATAATAGAGAAATAGTTCATGATTATATATTTTTTTTGGTTTTGATGACTACAAAGGTAGCAAACTATTCCGGTTCGGGATGAATAGGGATAGTGTTTTTCTCACATGCAAGATAAGAACAGCAATGTGGCTTACGGGTTCGGTTCGATGCCGGACGCTTGCGCAAATTTAAAAATATTTTGATTATGGAAATGTTTGGTAATATACGGTGCGTGACTTTCGCTGAGCTGGTGACTCAGGGAGGAATCCTGAGTGAGCCGAACTATAAGAAGAAAGTACGTGAAGGGAAGATTCGGGTGCTTCGTCCCGGTAAAGGGAAAGGTGCTTGTGCTCTTATTGACTACGTTTCCCTCTACAAACCTATCAAAGACGCTTACGACGCCAAATTCCCGGACGCGGAACAGCGGATGAAAGAACAAATCAAAGCAGAAATCATGAATAACACATTAAGAAGTGACAGCAAGGCTGTTGAGTTCTATCGTGACAGGTACAGGCTTGCCGACGGTAGCGGCCTGACAGATAAAAAGCAGGCAGAATATGTGCTGAATGCACAAGTGATGAATGAGATGATCCGTGTGGAAAGCGAAATGGTGTCGCGCCACAGGAAAAGCGGTTATTCACATCCGAAGGAAGTTTGGGAAACCGTGCTGGGCACATGTGAGAAACTTCGTGGTATGTATCAGCATACACTTCCATCCAACGCTGCCCGTCTTCGTGAAAAGTTTGTTGCATATAAGAAATATGGGTATGAAGTCCTGGTCAGCCGCAAGAACGGAAATCAGAATACCCGCAAGATCGGACCAATGGAAGGGCGTCTGCTGCTGAAACTGAAACGTAGCAAGTTCCCTATCTATACTGATTCGCAGATATTTGACGAATATAACCGCCAAGCAATCGAACGCGGGTTGAAACCAATCAAATCAATGACTACTTTGCGTAATTACTTGAATGATCCTGCCGTAATGCCACTTTGGTTTGCTGCCGTATATGGTATGCAAAAGTGGAAATTGAAATATTCTTCATTGCTGAAGACACAACTTCCGCAGATGCGTGATGCCCTTTGGTATTCTGACGGTACGAAACTGAACCTTTACTACCGGAACGAAGCAGGAAAGATGTGCACCACTTCCGTCTACGAAGTGATGGATGCCTACAGCGAAACATTGATAGGCTATGACATCGCCCCGAAAGAAACATTCGACAGCCAGTACCGGGCATTCCGCCAGGCGGTAGAATTCGCAGGCGTCCGTCCATACGAAATAGTAAACGACAATCAAGGCGGACACAATAAACTTGCCGCACAGGGCTTTTTTGATAAGATTGCCATTCTGCACAAACCTACAATGCCCTACAACGGACAGAGCAAGACGATTGAAAGCGTCTTCGGACGTTTCCAGCAGCAGATACTCCATAAGATATGGTACTTCACCGGACAGAACGTGACGGCAGTTAAGATGAGCAGCAAGCCGAACCTTGAATTCATCGAGCAAAACGCCTACGCATTGCCCACACTGGCAGAGGTAAAAGAAATCTACCGTCAATGCCGTGAAGAATGGAACAACGCTGCCCATCCGGCTACCGGTATCGCCCGCATCGACATGTACCGCATGAGCGAGAATCCGGAGACTACGCCCGTTCAGCCCGTAGACGTGATACAGATGTTCTGGCTGACAAGTGCCAAAGAGGTGACCTACACCAATGCCGGACTGAGAATAGAGATTGACAAGCAGCGATATGAGTACGAAGTCTACGGAGAAGACGGTCTGCGCAACGAGCAATGGGCGCTTCGCAACACCGGACGAAAATTCCGTGTCTTGTACGACCCGATGGATATGTCCACCGTAGAACTATGGGAAGTCACCGCATCGGGACTGAAATTCAGTGCAAGCGCCACTCCGCGGGTTGTCATCAGCCGTGCGACACAGGAGCGTACTTCCGAAGAAACCTCGTTCATGCGCCGGACCGTCAATCTGAACAAAGAGACAATGGCTCTGGTGCAGTTCAGTACCGAAGATTTTGACTTGAACGAAGCCATTGCAGCCGAATTGTTCGGACTTTCCACTCCCAAACCTAAGAATGTGGGTAAGAAGAAGCTGGACGAGGTACGCGAGAAATACGAAGCGGGCGTATTGAAAGCTCCCATTTCCCTGCCTGAGAAGCTCGCTATGGACGAAGAAGAGGAAGATACGGAACTGGGCTATTCCACAACCGGAGAATATACCAAGGTCACTTCAAATCTGACCTTCGAGGATGTAATCTCTTCCCGTTACGACCGGATGTAGCATCCGCCCCTTGATTAGTAATCAATAATCATTTAAATAATACTCAAACAATGAAAGATTTAAGCCTGGAAGATAAAAACGCTATCCGCGACGCATTGAGCGCCTATTGTGACAACTACTTGTCACGCAATCGTGCAGCGGAAAGCCTGAATGGTGTGAGTGCCGCCACCGTCTCCACAATCTTGAACAGCAAATATACCAACATCTCCGATGATATGTTTGTACGTATCGCCACGCAGATCGGCTTTAGCTTCGAGCACTGGGCACTGCATGAAAGCGAGACATTCAAGGATATTACTTTTGTGCTGGCGGATGCCCAATTGTACAAGAACGTCACCTGGGTGGTCGGCGATGCCGGATGCGGAAAGACTACCGCGGCTATTGACTACCGTAAAAAACACCGCAACGTGTTCTATATCCTTTGTTCGGAAGACATGAAGAAAAGCGACTTCGTTCGTGAAATTGCCAAGCAGGTAGGTGCGCCGACCGACGGAACCAACCTTCGCGATATGCTTGAGTATGCTATCAGCATGATCGCCTTTCTGAATAACCCGCTGCTCATCTTTGATGAAGGCGACAAACTGACAGATTCTGTGTTCAACTACTTTATCTCCATTTACAACCGCTTGGAAGGTCATTCGGGAATAGTCTTTTTCTCAACGGACTACATTAAGCGGCGCATGGAAAACGGATTGCGGTATAATAAGAAAGGTTATAAGGAAATCAATTCCCGCATCGGCCGTCGATTCTTCGACCTTACAGCTACCACCCGGAATGATATTTTCGCCATTTGCCGTGCGAATGGACTGACCGATGAAACAGAGATAAAAAAGGTGTTGAAAGATGCGGAAGCCAGCGAAAACGACCTTCGCAGAGTGAAACGTTTTGTCCATTCCCGCAAACGGCGCATAGATGAACTGAAAAGGAAGGGAGACGCGGAATAATGGGCAGAGCCAAGTCGGTGAGTGAGTTGCTTGCCACGAAAGTGGAAACTTTTCCCTTCAAGGGTGAATGGTACGATGCTTTCGGCGAACCGGAACGTAAAGGAGTCTGGCTTGTATGGGGGAATTCCGGTAACGGAAAAACAACCTTCGTCGTTCAGCTCTGTAAATATCTCTGTCAGTTTGAACGGGTGATATACAATAGTTTGGAGGAAGGTGCCAGTCTGACGATGAAAAATACATTGGTGCGATGCGGAATGCTGGAAGTAAACCGTCGTTTTCTTCTTTTGGACAATGAGCCGATAGATGAGTTGAGCGAACGGTTGCTACGGCGGAAGTCTCCGGGAATAGTCGTTATCGACAGCTTCCAATACACGCAGATGAACTATAAACAGTATATAGCCTTCAAGGAGAAACACAAGGATAAGCTGATTATTTTCGTCAGCCATGCAGAAGGAAAGCTCCCGTCTGGACGCAGTGCCCGCAGCGTGATGTATGACGCCTCTCAAAAGGTATATGTGGAAGGGTACAGGGCGTTCAGCAAAGGGCGGTTCAACGGGCCGAAGATGCAGATTGACGCATGGCCGGAGGAAGCCGCCAAATATTGGGGAGAAGTTTTCTAATCATTAAAATAACATCATGAGAACAACGAAAGACAAACCAATCAGCCCGCAACAGATGAAAGCGCTGCACGCCACTTTTCATCGGATAGGGTTGGATGCGGACGCCCGTCATGAGTGTATTTCCGCTTTCACGGACGGACGCACGCAGAGCAGCAAAGAGCTTTATTTCGATGAAGCGCGCAGACTATTGGCGTTACTCAACGAGGATCAAGTGGAAAAAGCACGTGAGGAAGCCAAGAAACTGGTGAAGGCTATTTTCTGCCTGTCTTTTCAGATATCCTTCTTGAATAAAGGATATGCCAATGATACACGCGAGGAATTCCAGATGAATATAGCCAAATTGAATGTGTTTGCCCGTAGTAAGAGCGCTTCGCATAAAAATGTATCTGAAATGTATCTGTCCGAGTTGAAAGCCTTCAAAAAGCAACTTGAGGCCATTGCGCATAACGAAAATAATAAATATAAAAACAAGAAATCATGAGAAAGAGTCAGGAAGTAAATAAGGCGATTGCCATTCTGCGTAAAAAGGGGGATAAGATAAGCCTGAATCAAGCTGAAGTTTTGGATGGGCGTCATTCGGAAGTATGGGTGTTTGAGCACTATGTTCAAAATGTATCGGATGAATGTCGGGACGAAGCGACTTATTGTGCAGCTCGCGATGCTGCGTTATTCCTAAGTGGGAAACTGGAGCTGGCAGAACTGATACCTGATGCGGAACAGTATCCGATAGCAGAAAAAGAACTGAAAGAATCATCGGGCAAGGATAGGATGAAAAGGTTGGAGGAACGTGTTGCTGAACTGGAGCATGTGATTGCTCTTTTATCGGAGAAAATAAATTTGACGGTAAGGGATGAGGATTTGGGGTATATGACTTCTAAAGAGGTGGTCGATTATATCGGTTGCCCGGTATCTTTGATGAGAAACTGGAGAAAAAAAAGTGTCCTTCCTTATTATCGTAGGGGGAGCAGAATCTTTTATCATAAGAAGGATATTGATAACAGTACCACTATAAAAAAATATATGAAGACTCATGGCACGCTTGCAAAAGGAATCCGTTGATTCCATGTCCCTCCGTCTTCAGGAGGTCATCCGCCTGAAGGAACGAATCACCCGTGACGAATCCCGTCTGGATGAAATCATCAACATTTTGTTGGAACGTGACACTTCGGAGAAATCGAAAGAAACGGATGATTTGATTTTAGAGTTGAACAGCACCGGAATACGCATTGAACGGGATAAGGTGAGCCTTGCGAAGCTGAAGGCCCCTTCGGAGTTGACGGACGAAGATCGCGAAAACCTTCCGCCTCCGGGTACCAGCGAGAAATTTAATATCAAGTATTAATCATAGTATGAACCATTAAAAGAAAAGAATTATGGCAAAGACAAGAGTAAAGAAAGTCATTATTTCCGGCATTACATCGGAGCAGGCGGAAATCGCCTTCAGTGAGTTTGCGACGGCTGATGCCAAAGTGCAGAATATCCAGAGCAAAATGGATATGGAAATCACCCGCATCCGTGATAAATATGCGGATGTACTGGCAGAGCAGCAGGCTATCAGAGAAAAGAATTTTGAAATCATGCAGACATTCGCGACCGAGCATCGTGAGGAGTTATTTTCCAGACGTAAGAGCTATGAAAGTGCTCATGGTACGTTCGGTTTCCGCACAGGAACTCCCAAATTAAAAAACGTCAAAGGGTTTACCTGGGCGTCCGTCACTAACCTGGTGAAGGAATTTCTTCCCGCTTACATCCGTGTGAGCGAGGAACTGGCAAAGGACCGTCTTCTTGCCGATCGCGACAAGGAGGAAGTTGCTGAGCAATTATCAAAATGTGGTATGGTTGTAGTACAAGATGAAACATTCTATGTGGAACCCAAGAAAGAAAACGAACAGCCGTCCTGAGTATTCGTATGCGCCTATTGGTAGCCGTTGGGCAATCTATCATTGGAAAGAGTCCAGCAATATCAGCACCGGGGACAAAGTGACGGAGTTTTTCACCCGTGAAGAAGCCCGGAAAGAATGCTATCGGTTGAATGGTTGGAAGTATCAAGCCCCTAAGTCATGACGAAATTCATTTATAAGAGCAATCTCCGGCGTGAACGGATGCCGGAGTGGCTCAAATACATCACGGATTACACACTGGAAGAATTCAACAGTCTTTTCCCTATTGGTCTGAAATTTGACTTTGAGATGCTGGAGTGGTCAATCAAGGATGATTTACGAATGCTCGGAAAAGACAATGTGACCACGGAACTGGTGGCGGATGAAGGACAGACAGTCATCTTCATCAAACGCTCCGGACATACACTAGTTTCAATCTATTTTAAATACAATAGTTCGTTAAAAATTCTCCAAGCCTAAGCGGCTCTGGCAGTAAATAAAATGAGTTCTTTGAAAAGTT